ATGCTCATCGCCGTAGTCTTCTGGCGGCATGAACTTCATTTCTCGCCCTTTTTTGCAGGGGTTGAATTTGTCGGGAATGATGCCTGCCCGGTTTGTCTCTATCCAAGACACGAAGTTTTTGCAGTCGTGGCACCAATTGGCTGGCATTGCAATTGGCTCCGCGTTCCGGCGTCGCATCAATTCCTCAATCAGCCAGTCCTCGGGTACTTTTGCGAGGTCACGCTTTTGCACTTCTGAGGTGCGTTCAAATTCCGTGTCCTCGCTCATGCCGTCACCACCGCGTCAAACCAGCGCGCACGCGGCGCAATCCGAGAGCGTGAGCCCCAGGTGCCAGCCGGGCGGTAAATACGCACAGCGGGCGAGAAATTGAGGTGATCAAATTCAGCCAGCGATTCCAGCATCACGCGCTTTGTTTGCGTCAGCAGCAACTCAGCTTCGGCTGCACTCAGCGGCGTTTCGTCTTGCTCGGGCGCTCGGATTCCCCAGGCGCGTCCTGGCCAGTCGGTGCGAGCGGTGTCGGCCCCTTCGCCAGCGCGCGCAGATCCTGCTGGCTGTGTCCCATGGCAATCCAGTCGGAAAGCACCTTGCGCCGCCTGGCCACCGATTGATCGGCTGTGATCTGCATCCGTCCGATGGTTTTCAGAAGCCTGGCACCGCACCAGAGACAGGTGGGGCAGTGCATGGGCCACAGAGGCCCCTCTCGGGCTCGATTGCAATCTGTGCAAGCCATGGCTCATGATGCCCGCCTTGTGCGGATGGCTTCGGCTGCTTGCGACATTCGAAGCACCATAGGCGTGATCTTTGCGCCGGCTGCATGGCGGGCCAGAATTCGCGGCGCCCAATCCATGGCACCCGTGGCGGTCTGCACCTTCGCGCCGGTGACGTGGCCGAGCTTCGCCAGCTCTTCGCGCATCCGCTGCGGGCTTGCTTCGGGCATCGGCAGGGCAGGCACATCGGGGGCAGGCGCGGCCCGGCAAAGGTTTCGGAACTGCACAGCGTTGGGCGCGCGCTCAGGCAGGTTGTCCAGGGCGTAGGCAATGGCTTCGAGCCGCCCGGCGTATTGGCCCAGCTCACGCGCCCAAGCGTCCTTTGCGTCTTGCATCGGCACGTCTTGCCACTGCTTTGTCCACTGCGTGCCGTACACCGCGAGCAGGCGGTTAAACAGGTGGTCGCAGGCTTTCATTGAGAGATTCACGATTCGATCCTTTTGTTGGTTGGGGTGATGTCAATCACGTCTGCGCTGTCGGTGGGCCAGTCCCTGCCAGTCATCTCTCGGTAGCGTTTGTGGCGAGCCAGCTCGTCGCGCTCGGCAAAGCTCAGGGCTTGGCGGTTTGCCGTCATGTCGGCAGGCTTGCGCGAGAACTTGGCGGCGTTGCGCAGCCATGTCCTGAAAGCGGCTTGCCAGCAGATAAAGGTGCTGCCCTTTGCCGCGTGGTGGTCGGCAAAGGCTGTCAGCTCGTCTCCAGCGTTCAGGCCCAGGCTGGTGGCGATGTCTCGGGCTGTGTCGTCTGGCGTGAAACTGCCTGGCAAAACACACTGGCTCGCGTGTTTATTCTTTTTTGGTTCACTTCCAGGTTTATCTTCCTGGTCTGTAGCCCGATTTGGACCCGCCCCCCCGCCCAAATTGGACCCACCCCCCGCCCGAATCGGATCCACCCCCTCCAGTTTGAGCATGTACTGATTGGGCAGAGAGACGCCCTCAACCGACTTGTGCACAATTGCCAGAAAGCCCGCTTCTTCAAGGCTTGCGATCTGTCGCTTGAGTGTCGAGACGCCCATGCTGCATTCGTCAGCCAGCAGCTTGTGCGAGGGGTTGCACTGGCCCGTGTAGCCGTTGCAGTGATTGGCCAGCATCAGCAGCACCAGCTTTTGCCCGGCGCTGTCGCACTTTTTTTGTATGGCCCATGTCATAGCCTGAAAGCTCACGATGCCACCTCCGCGCGGATCTGGTGCTTCGCCCACTCGCCAGCGATCCACTCCACGCCCTTTGACGTGAATTTGCAGGCGTTGAAGGCATGGCCGCTGACCTCGCTAGACCCGGCCCGCACCTCAAACCGACCTGCATCCAAGTGCTGCGCGTGCGCGGTCATCGAGCCGCCCAAACGGTACATGATTTTGCTGTCGGTCAAGAACTCACGAAACCGAGACTCGTTCGCGCCCAGCAGCTTGCAGACCTCGCGGAAGCCCTTCAGGCCGGTGGCGACCACGTAGCGATCAACGAATGCCACTTTTGGCGCGGCGATGGCGAGCTGGGCCTGCTGGGCTTCGATCTGGTCTGCTTGGTCGGCAGCGAAGCGCAAGGCAGCAGACAGGGACTGAGGTACAGCGTGTGCTGAAGCATGGCCTTCCAACTCCTGCCAGCGGTCAACGATGCGGGCTGTGAACTCCGGGCAAAGCTGCGCGACCACAATCAAACTGCTGCGCTTGTCCATCAAGTACTCTCCAGCCGGTCTACCAAGAGAGTCGAGGTACTCCACCAACGGTGGAACACCAATCACACCTTTATCCGCGCAACGCTCAATGGTTCGCTTGACACTATCGTGTCTAGAGTCCACAAGTTCCGATATTTCCCGGCTGCTCATCGTCGCGGCGCGATTTCTCAAAATATTTAAGCTGTTCATTTTCATGCCCACATTCTAGAAAAACAGGCCAATCTGGCTTCTGCGGGCGTCTTCAATGTTTTGACAAGCCAAGTCCCAATACTGCGGCTTGAGTTCTGTTCCGATAAATTTTCGGCCCATCTTGACGGCTGTGTAACCTTCGCTGCCAATGCCAGTGAATGGGGAAAAGACCAAATCGCCTTTGTTGGTCCAAAGATGAATGCACCGCTCGATAACGTCAAGCTGCAATGGGCACATATGCTTTTCGTCGTTGTCATCACGGGCTGGCAGCTTATTCAGTGTGCGGCTTTGATTAATGTCATCCCATATCGGGCTGGCGTACTTTTGCCACAAACCAACCGGCAGATCATCGCCATGAGTAACCCGCTCCTCAATCTCCCCTGGCTTTCTCATGGTGACAACATAGTCAGGAAGGCCCATGCGGCTCATGGTGCTGTTTTCACGGATTGTCTTGTGAAGCAGTCCAAGCGCCTTGGTGCGCTGCATAGCAACAACAGGGTCTTTCCAGATGCACACTTCCGAGTGGTAGATAAAACCTGCATCCTGAAAAGCACGGATCAAGTCGCCCCTGAAGTCGCGCAGACCGATAAAGCCTTGACGCATCTTTGTTGTCGGTAGGTTCATGCAGTGAAAAGACACGTTGCGGCCTGGCTTGATGACCCTGAAAAGCTCACCAATCAGGTAGCGAAGCTGGGCCACGAACTCGGCATCGTTTTTGCAGTTGCCCATATCGTGATCGCTGTTTGAGTAGACAAACAAGTCAGCAAACGGCGGTGAGAAAACGGAGTAGTCAACTGAGTTGTCAGCCATGCGCCGGGTCCATTTCACGCAGTCGCCCAAGTGAACAGTGAAGCCGTCGCCTTCATGGGTGGACTCCTGGTATTCGTCAACGATATTCTTTTGGCCGCTAATTTCGTGGTCCATAATCTCTTTCATGTGGTCGATCATTGATGCGCTCATGTCGTGGTGTTGCGCTTCTTTGCGGCGCAGGTTTGACAAAATCTGGCCTTCGTTCTCAGCGGTGAAAAGATGCACCTTCACGCTGCGCTTTTGACCGAACCGATAGCAACGGCGAACGGCTTGATAAAACTTCTCGAACGAGTCATCCAAGCCAACAAACGCCATGCGGGCGCAGTGTTGCCAGTTCATGCCGAACCCGGCAATCTTTGGCTTGCTTATCAGCACCCGAACATCGCCATGCGCAAAACCCAGCAGGTTTTTTGTTTTGCTTTCAGGCTTATCTGACCCTTGCACATTGACCGAACCGGGGATAAGGCTTTGCAGCAGTGCAGCCTCATCATTCAGGTGGCACCAGATCAGCCACGGCTCATCCGGCTCGCCATTGACAATGGATGCAAGGCATCGGGCTTCTATGCTGTCGCGCTGGGCTTTTCTGCGCTCGGCAAGGCCCATGGCAGGGCGTGAAAACAAGTCGTCGCCAACAGCCTCTGTTTCGACGACGTGCTCTGTGTATTCCAGAGGCGGGAGGATGTAACGCGCGCCATCAAAACCAAGATCGGCGGGGCTGCGAAGAACACAAGACCATGTGCCCATCCATTCCCAAAACACCGATGCGCCCCATCCCTTGAGTCGCCATGTGCCTGTGTCGCCCGTGTCGTTGACAAAGTAAGTCGCCAGCATCTCTGTGCGCGACATAACCCCCAGGAACTCGCATTGATTGCCAAGCTCATCAAAGTCGTTCGGGCTAGGCGTTGCGGTGCAGCTCAGTCGGTACGGCACACCCTGAGCGGAGGTGATGATTGCAAGGCGGGTTTTCCCGTCATGGGCCTTCAAGATGCTTGACTCATCCAGCACTAGGCCGTGCAACTCTGTAAAGTCGATTGACTCCATGCGCTCGTAGTTCGTAATCCAGATTCCGGGCGAGTCAGGTGTCCCGCCATGTGGCACGCGGCTTACATGAATGCCAAACGTAGCGCCTTGCTCAATCGTCTGCTCAGACACAGCAAGCGGAGCCAACACCAATACCATTCCCCCCGTCTTGGTTGCCACTTCGTCCGCCCATGCAAGCTGCATCAGAGTTTTACCAAGGCCCGTATCAGCAAAAATCGCTGATCGACCACGGCGAACGGCCCATGACACGATGGCGTGTTGAAAGTCGAACAAGTGATCGTTCAAGTCGCCCGGCTGATGCCCGGTGGCAACCTCAGATCGTCGCTTTCCAGCGACAAAAGTCTCGTATGGGTCTAGAATATCGTCAGTCATTTTCATTGTCTTTTAATGTATTTGATAAGAAGGCCCGCTGTTTCTCCAGCGGGTTTTCGCTTTTGTGGCTGAACAGGCGCAGCCACACCGCCGTTAAAACTTGACGCGCTTGATCCGCGCCGTCTTTGCGGACTCGGCTTGGCCGGGTATCGAGATTTGGTTTCGCGCGGGCGCCAGAAGCTGCGCAACCGTCTTTCGTGGCTTATTGTCAGCAACTAAAAAAAAGTTACGCCTAGATTCGTCCGCTGCAAGCTGCCTATCTGTACGAACCGGAGTCATCACTGATGGCCCAGCGGGCAAGGTAAAGCCGTTATCAAAGCTGCGCTTGATGTTTGTCCCAGGCCAAAACGTGTCAGTCATGCGTCATCCCCCCTTGGGGTCTTCTGTATTTTGCGGCGGTATTCTCGCTCTACGCAGCGCTCAAGCCACCCCCTTCCCTGTAACTGCATGAGTGCGCGCAGCATCGTCCAGTGCGCGTTCGGCAAGCGAACGGCTCCCGGTTTCGTTGGGGTATCTTTTTTTGTCATGCCGTGACTGTAGCACGGTATTTGAGCCGCTGTAGAAAAATATTTATCAAATATTCTTTGCGCCGTGTCACAGACCGTGCTACATTACTTCCATGCGCTGAATATCTCGGCGCCACTGGAGAGACGCATGGAGAAAAACCCACTGACACTAGAGCCGACCGAGAAATCGGTGTGGCAAAGCAAGTTGGCCGCCGCTGGCCTGGGCAGCGGATCTATCCGCGTAGCTGTGGATCTGGCTTACAACAAAATGAAGGCCACTGGCGAGATTTATCGCTGGTCAGACGAGCGCACCGTGCGCGAAGATCGCAAGTGGGATGCGTCATGAGCGCCGCCCCATCCAAGCTGGCCACCTACGGCGCAGCTTTGAAGGCGATGGACTGGCAATATGTCATGTCCGGCGATCACATCCGGTACCGGGAGGGCGAAAAAAAAGTCCGAGAGCTGCATAAGATGCAGCGGGTTATCGACCCGGACGGAGTGATGTGGCTGTCAACGCCCGGTGCGCGTGACCATGGTGCGCCGCAGCCGAAGAGGGGGCGGGACCCTTTTGCCAAAGCGAAGGGGACGACATGAGCTCAAAAACCCGCATCGTGTTTGACGGCAACTGCACCGAGCACCGTTTCGCCCGCACGCTGGACGAAGCCTTCGGCCCGCACTGCCGCAAGCACATCACCGAACCCGACGAGCCGATGCACCCCACCGACCGCATCGTCGTCATTGCCAGCGCCATTGCTGCGCTGGTGTTGATCGGCCTGATTGCATGGGGGCAGGTGCAATGAAC